TCGTAATCCGTAAGAAGGTTGCTGAGGGTATTGGTCACGAAAATCTACAAAGACTAAATAGGGGTGGTTCTGCTAAGTTTAACCTTACAACTCGCGGTCGTTCTCCTGGTAATGTTGGTAGAAAAAAGCAAGCGTTGATGCAGAAGATAGAGCAGGCTGAGGAGAAGGCGGCTCTGACTCAGGAAGAAAGGGAGATGCTTGTCTCGAACAGGGCTCGTCTGCGTGAGATTAACAAGAGTAGAACTAGTAGGTTTAGTAAGAAGTTTGGTTACAACAAGGGTGGTCGTGTTAGGTTTACTGATGGGGACAAGGTTGATGGTTCACGCTTTTTAACCTTAGCTCAAGCTCAGGCAATTGGAGGAAAAGGGAAAAGGTTGTACTCAGGGGTGGATGCAAAAAGAAACAACATAAGTCAATTGACTAAGGATGAGCTTAATATATTAAGGGACACCCCTGGGGTGGCAGACAATAGCAATAATCCTGGGGCTATTTCAGCAGCTTTTATTGCAGCAAGTCAAAAGAAAAGACAAAAGAAATTTAGCGTAGCACAGCCCGGTAGTCTTGTCAAGTTTCCCGTAGGTAAAAATACTGAAAGAGATAAGGCTTTACGTCTTTCTAAGGCAAAGAGAGAGGCTGCAAGTCTAGAAACTAGAAAAAAAGCAACTGCAAAGAAACCTGTTGAATTTGGTCTTGTTGGATTGTCAGGTAAACCTGTTGGAGAGGGAGTAAAAGGGATTGATGGTCCTCTTACTGGACAGGCTCCTATCTTTAAAAGGAAGGTAACAAAAAACAAAGAAGGGGTAGAGTCTTTATCTAGCAACAAAGTTGATACTAAAAAACCTGTTTATGTTAAGGTTTATCAAAAATCTTTAGGAGATAAGTTTAAAGGAAAAGTAGAAGGCAGGATAAAAGAGCAGTTAGAACATGCTGTTGAGTTAACAGGAAGTCAATTAGCTACTACATTTAAGGAAGAACTAGCTCTTAAAGAGGAGTTTAGCTCAAAGAATGTTAGCAGTGCGTTGTCGGATGCTCTTCCTGAGTCAGCTATTGGTACTGTTTTTGAAGCGGGCCTTGCTTCTGTTCAAGAACCTTACGTAGGCAAGGGGAAAGATTCTTTTGGTAAGTCTATTGATTTTCCTACTGGTCTTGGTAATGTGGCAAAAGCATTCCCTGGTATGCCTAGTGATATTCCTACAGACGCAGTAAAAACCTTGGGTAAAGAAGGTAGTAAGAAATCTAAAGCAGACATCTTAAGGCAGTTTGGAAATTTCTTAGCTGATAATGACCTTGTCAGCCAAGAAGAGGTTCAAGCAAAACAACAAAAGTTTAAAGATAGACAAAAATTAAACAAGTTAAATAGGGGTGGTTCAGCAAGAGGCATTTCCCCGAAGGATACCATTCCAGCCCTACTGACCCCAGGTGAGTTCGTATTCAATAAGGATGCCGTAAATAGAATCGGTGAGGACAACCTACGTAAGATGAACCAAGGTAAGGTCCAAGGTTTTAATGAAGGTGGTTTTGTTGGAGACAGAGTAAGGCTTTCTGGTGGAAGCAAGAGAAGAGAGAAGAAGAGAAGAGGGAAAAGGGCCTATGAAGATAAGGCAAGAAGAGAAGCTGAGCGAGAAGCTAAGCGAGTGGCAGAAGGTGAACAAGCAGCAGGCTTAGGCCCACCTCCTAAACCTATACCTATGTCTCCTGAAAACCTGAAGGCATATAATGCTCAGGCTGAATCCTTTCAGGCTGGTGGTGGCGCTCCTGCTGGAACAACAGTTACTCCTGCTCCTGTTCAGCCTACTCCTCAATCACAGAAGCAACAGCAAACACAACAGAAGCAACAGCAAAAGCAACAGCAGACGCAGCAAAAGCAACAGCAGACGCAGCAAAAGCAGCAGCAGACGCAGCAAAAGCAACAGCAGACACAACAAAAGAAACAACAAAAACAACAGAAGCAAACAACTCAAGCTTCAGGTAGTGTTAGAGATGAATTAGCAAATCTAGCAAAGAGGCTTAAAGCTGCCGGTGCTACAACTGCCGAAATGATAGAAGGTATTCGTGCAGCTAAAGGTAAGTTAGATAAGGGCGATAGTGTTAAAAATGCTACAAGAGCAGCAAGAAATCGAATTGCTTCTAGTCGTCAGGGCTTCCAGCCATTAGACCCAAGACTGGCTAATGCAAGAACGTATACTCCAGGAGAGACCTTAATACACAGGGATTACAACAGAGCTAAGAGTAGAAGCGCAGCTCAGAAGTCTCCAGGTGATGTTCAAGCAACTCTTGATTCTGCTCGTGCTGGAGGTGCTTTTGGTAGTGGTGGACCATCTGGACCACCTGGACCACCTGGACCTACTGGATTTCAGAAGACAGGAAGGTTTAGAGATAAAGCTAAAGCAAAGATAGCAGAAAGAAAAGCTGCTGGAAGACAGAAGGCTCTTGGTGCGTTCCAAGCTGGTGCTGGTGGCTTAGCGTTCGCCGCTCCTGCGTTACTTGCTCAGTTTCAAACCCCTGGAAAAAAACAAAATGCCGGATTAGCTGCTGGAGCAGGGGCTTTATCTGGGGCTGCTAGTGGAGCGGCGGCAGGTTCTGTTTTTGGTGCTCCTGGAATAATTATTGGCGCAGGCTTAGGAGCTGCTGCTTCAGGGATAGACTCCTTCAATAAAGCTGTTAAGTCTAACGCTATGCTTGAATTAAACAAAGCAACGAAAGAACTAGCTATAAGCTTTAAGACATTCGAACTTACAAAAGACGACAGTGGAACTCAGGCTAGGATACAAAGGGTTTTAAAATCTTCATCAGACGTAACGGAAGTGTCTAAAAACGAAAAGACTTTATTTGGTTTTGTCGCTAATGCTTTTGAGAACCTCCCAGGTGTGAATGAGAAGAGGGTAGACACCCTTAGACAAGCAGGAAGGCAAAGCTCTGCTGGTGTCATACAGTCAATAGGAGCAACAATAGGAGACCTCGTTGGAGGAGGAGATGGAGAGGCTGGAATTAGAGCCCTAAGAGAACAAGAAAAGATTGTCAACAAAGTAGACACCCAAGAGTTCTTAGATAGGTCAGCTCCCGCTATTGGTAACAATACTGCTGTTTTAGCTCATAAACTTCAAGAAGGTTCTCTAACCCTAGAAGAAGCAACAGCAGATATAGACTCATTCTTTAGTTCTGGTCCTTTTAAGGGACTGGATGCAGGATTAATCAAGACAGCTAAAGAGGCTGAGCTTGCAGCTATTCAGATGGCAGCAGCTAAATCAGCAGCAGACCTTGCAGGTAAAGAATTTGATAATATAGGTTCAAGAGTTAATGTTGCATCCCAAGCACTTGTCGTCTTTGAATCAACCCTAAAGACTCAGAACGCAGCTATTAAATCAATATCAGCAGATATTAATAATGGTCCTGGCGCTGGAGTAACAACGCTAAATGCTGTGAATCCTTTCGAAGCGCCCTTAACTAAAAGCACGGAAGAGATAGCTAGGAATTTTGAAAACTTTGCTAGAACAACAGGTATTGTTGGTACTCAACTAGAGAAAGACCTAAAAGCAGGCATTGTTGGAAGTCGCCAAATAGAAGAGGTTATGAAAGACGCCCTCCTTGGCGCTGTTTCCGGTGGAGAAAAACTAAATGCTGCACAGATTATAGATAATATAGACTCTAGTGGGGCTCTCTCTTCACTGCCAGAACAACTACAGAAGATAGTTAGACAAAATCTTGAAGGGGCTCTTGCTTCTAGGCAGTCTGAAGGAGGAACTTTTGATACAGAAAGAATACAAAGCTTCTTAAATGATGGAGACCTAACAGGAGTATTAGCTCCTTTAGCAAAGAAGATAGCTGAGCAAGGACAAGTCTTTGTTAAGGCATTGGCTACTTTGAACTCTCAATACGAAACATCTCTAAATAATTTTATTGCCTTGCAGAATAAAGTTAATGCTGCTCAAGACCAGGTTCTACTAAACACAGCTAAGAACGCTCTTGTTTTAGATAAAGCCGCTGGGAATATCCTGTCTATTGACCAACAAGCAAGACCAGAAGATGACCAGCTAGCTAGACTTCAAGCAAGAGGTGGGGCTAATCCTCTTGGTGGAGTAGCTGGTATTACAACTAGAATTGCTGAATTAGAAGCAGAAAAAGAAGGTATTGATTCTCGTAGGTTAGCTCTAGCCGGTGGGGATGCTCAGGGCGCAGACACCATTGCTTCTCTTGATGCATTAGCAGAGGAAGAAAGGCTTAATTCTGAAGCTCTAAATGCAAACAATAAAGCTTTAGGTTTAATGGCTAAGTCAACAGTAAGACTTACTGCTATTCAATCAAAACTTGCAGAGATTGAAAGTCGTAGAGCTGGAGCGAAGAGTTTAGTTCAAGAAATAGCTGAGGCAAACCCTCTTCAAAGAAGGGAAATAGCAAGAGAAGTAGACCTTGCCGGTAGACTAAGGGCTGGAGAACAACTTCAAGGACCAGCTCTTGCTAAAGCAACTAAGAGATTAGAGCAGATAGCAGCATTGCAAAGCCCAGAAGATGCTAGGGTGACAAGAAAGATTATTAGTGATGCTAGGCTTAGGGCTGCTGGTCCTGTAACTAGGGGTCTTGATATAGACCTTGGTGACGGTCAAACGATTGAGGGATTAGCTAGCACAGATAAAGGTGAAACTTCTGGAGAAAAAGAACTTATAATTCAGATGAAAGCTGTCTTTGAGATACAACGAAAAGCTCAACAGGCTCAAGCTGATTATATGGCTGGTAAACTTCCTGAGGTATGGAATAAAACCACTGGTGCTTTTGCTTCTGGGGTAGAAGCTTTTAGAAAAGCTGTAGAATTAGATGCCTTGGAAAGAAAGAAAGCTCTTGAAGCAGGTAAAATAGATGAAGATGGTACTCTTGCCTCCAAGAAAACCCTTAAAGAGGCTGAAGGCTCTCTTCGCACAGCTAGGTCAGATACTGATGCGGCAGACGCAAGGGTTCTTGCTGCTGAAGAAAGACTGGCTAAAGCAAAAAAACCAATGTCTGCGGCTGATGAAGCTCGTATTAAAGAGCTAAAAAGCACCCTAAAAACAGACGCTAAGGGTAGTCCAATTATCAGCAAAGAGGAAGAAGATTCAAAAAAAGATGCTAAGGCGGCATGGGCAGAGGTTGACAGGCTGAGGTCTCTCCCGAAGGCATTCGGACCAGTTGCTAGAGCAAAACAACTCAGGAGTATAAAAATAGCCAAGTATAAAGCTGGTCTAGCGACCAGCAAAGCAGACTCTTTTAGTAATAAAAGAAAAGATGCAACAAATGAGATAAGAAGAATTGAGGGTAAGTATAGTTCAGAAGAAGTTAATGCTGCTCACGAAGCTTTGCTCAAGGCTCGTAATCAAGCCGCTATCGCAAGCCAAAAAGAATTAGATGCAGAACGTCTTGTGGTTAAAAAAGGAAATCAGCTTAGAGAAGCAGAAAACAGAGCTATACAAAAGAGACAAAATGCCTCCTTAAGTCCTGCCCAATTAGCAAGTCAAGCTCATACTCCCACAACAGGAGTCTTAAGGTACGACCCAGCTTCGGCACCTACTCCTGCTCCTCCTATTAATTACACAGACCCTGACATCTTTAGGTTGCATTTGAACAAGGGCGGTAGCGTTCCTGGTGCGGGAAACACAGATACTGTCAATGCTAAACTTACCCCTGGTGAGTTCGTAGTAAACAAAACTGCTGCCAATAGGCATAGTGGATTGCTGAGTGCTATCAATAGTGGTGGTGTAAGGCTTAATGCTGGAGGTAGCCCAGAAGAAGAGTTTGAAGCAAGGGTTGCTAGAGCTAAGGCTGCCGCTCGTAAGAAACAGATAGCGAGAGATAAACACGCTGCTGCTAAGGCTCGTCAGGAGGAATCCGAAGCATTTGACCGTCGCTCAGCACAATCTGATTTAGACCATGCGGGAGGAGGATTAACCGTTGGTACTTCTCCAGCACCTGTTTCTCCTATTCGGGGAGCAGGAGCAGGAGCGCTAAGTAGTGACTTCTTTAACAGCCCTTCACTAATTGGAAGTCAAGGCTCTTCAGCCGGTGGTGGAAGCCAAGGCTCTTCAGCCGGTGGTGGCTTTATTAGTGCGGCAAGAGGTGTCTTAGCTAATAGCCTAAGGTTATTTGGTTTTAGTCCTGATAAAGATGAAGGTCCAGAAATAAATATTACTTCTGATGGTCCTATGCAGGGTCCAGTCCAAGCCATTGGTCGAGGTTCAGGTCAGAGAAGACTTACCCCACAAGAGATTATAAAGAATAGAAGAGACAGACTGATAAAGAAGAATGAAGATAAGAAGGCTACTATTGCTGCTAAAAAAGCCGCTGTTGCCCAAACTAGACAAGATGAAAGATTGGGGATAAGCGGTATTGCTGACCTTAGTAGATTTGGCTTAAACTCTCCTTCTTTAAATCCTCCAACTCAGGCAGACACGGCTCTTAAGGGTTTCAAGGCTGACGATGCTGCTCAAAGAGCAAATGAAGCACTAGGATTACCTCTTGGGGCAACAAGTGCAGATAGAACTGCTGCTAGAGTTGCAAGGGCAAGAGGGGGTGGTAGCTCAACAACAAGCGCTCGCGTTGAAAAAGCAAGAGAAGAAGGGTTTGGTACATCGTCTCGTAGTAGAAGAAGCGCAAGAAGAAATACTCCAGCAGGAACGTCTTTTGGTCCTAAGAGTATCTCTGTTGGACCAGACGGATATCAAAGAACAACGAGTCTAACAACAGGTCGAACTCGTGTTTCTAAGGAGAAGGTCTCACATCATGGTCCTGGTCCGACTCATGCTCAAGTAGAGTACAATAAAGATAAGGACGGAAGAAACCTTTCTCGTAAAATAAATAGCGAAATTGATGCTAGAAAACAAGTTGAGAATAGGAGTGCCCAAGGAACAGCAGAAGCAACAAGAACTCGTAACTCCATTGATAATGCTAGGTCCGAGCTAAGACAATTAGCTGTGTTTGGGCCAAGTAAAAGAAGTAGTAGTAGAATAGCCTCAATTATCGCAAGTCTAGAAAAAGATGGGCAGTGGGCATTAGCTAGTAAACTACGAGAAGCTCAAACTAAACACACTGAGCGGTTTCAGACCTCTCAAGAAAGCAGCGGTGGGGCTACCACAAGAGTTCAACAAAGAATAAAAGCCAAGGGTTTTGGAGGTGATACATCTCTGTATAACACACCAGTAGCCACTTCTAGGTCTAAACCTGAGGAGACCCCTGTATTTAAAAAGCGCCGCCCAGGAGGTAGAAGGTCTGCCTATAACACAGGCGGTGGAGTTCCAGGTATTGGAAATACAGATAGTATTCCCGCAATGCTAACACCAGGAGAGTTCGTAGTGAACAAGAAGGGTGTTCAGGCTAACCTAGCAGTACTGCAAGCAATGAATAGGGGTAAGAAAGTAAGTGGATTCTCTACTGGCTCCCAAGAAAACCTTCCTTTCTCTGCACCAAGCGCTGGAGGAACACCACCAGAGATGAAGCTGGACTCCTCCTCTCAAACTGCATTAGCTGGTTTTGCTACCGCTGCTGTCGAATTAGCCGCAGCAATTCCATCTTTCGATGGGTTTACTCAGGCTGTAAGTTCTTTGAAGTTGGCGGCTGATACTCTGTCTTCGATAATCTTCCCAGATAGGATAGAGGTGCAAGTAGCACCAGTTCAGGTCAACGTGAATATTAACGGAGCAGAAGCTCTTGCTAACATCGAGGAACCAATTCAAGATATGATTGCTACTCAGGTAAGAGAAGCTCTTGGAAATAGTATCAACCCAATCACTGGTGAAACTCAAGAAGGAACAATATAATGGCAGCAACAACAACGATGACATACGGGGCATATTCGTTTTCGCCCGTTCCTTTTATCGAGATTTCTAAGGAAATAACTAGGTCTGGTGATGATTCTCCAATTCAAGAGGTTACATCTGTCACAATTACGGGTACTATAGTAGCGTCAAACAATCTTCAGGGCGATGCGGGTATTGAAAATCTTAAGACTAGGATTGATGCCCTAAGAGATGCTTTTAAAGATGATTGTCAATTATTCTTAGTTCAGTGTGGGGCTGTAGATATTGTTAGGGCATATCCTAAGGTTACAACACCTCCTCAGTTTAGTACGAGCAATAACAACTGGACACTAACTACTGAGTTTACAATAACTCTACAGTTCGCTGTTGAAGTTGGTGAGTCTACTAACTATACAGAGAATGTAAAGGCTACTAGTGAGTCTTGGAGCTTAGAGTTTGCTGAAGAACATAGTCAGTACACAGAGACTATTGACACAGGACAAGACACAACCCCCTATGCTTTGATGTTAACACATGAGCTTTCAGCAGAAGGTATTGCTGTTTGTTCTGGTACGGGCAGTGGTGGATATAGTAGTGATGGGTGGGAAGAGGCTAGAGACTGGGTTATTCCGAGACTAGGTTATGATTCAACTCGAATTAGCGATGGTGCTAGCGGTGTTATTAATGTAGACGTTGGTGATTTAGGCGTCTACAGCCATATGAGAACCAATAATCAGGATGAGGTTAATGGTTCGTTTGCAGCAACAGAGACTTGGCTATTAGTTAATACTGGAATTTCAGGATTAGCTTCTGCCGGGGCAACAGAAGACTTTACTGTTACTGTAACGACAGCTAAGTCTAGTCCTAACACTACTGTTAGAGTTGAAGGTAGTATTCAGGGACTAGAGGTGAGAGATTATGGTACTAACCCAGGTGATTTTACCGTTACCACAGATAAGTATGCCAATGCCTCCTCATACTGGTCAACAGTACAGAATAGACTATATGCCAGAGCTAAAGCCGTGTCAGACCCACTCTCTTTGAATAGGTCATTACATACAGACGCCCTAAGCTATACAATCGCCCACGCTAAAGCCAAGGGTGTAATAAACTATACATATGAGTACGACAACAGAGTTTGCTTCCTGCTTGAAACAGGTTCTTTAAGTGGAAGCGTACTAAGTGAAATCATTACGGTGAATGACTCCAATCACACAGATGTCTTTGCTGTTATTCCTGTCTTAGGAAGACCTAATGGTCCAGTCTTGCAGGAGATAAGTACAACCACTGAGCTGAAGAGAGATGTTTCCATTGAGGTTCTCGTTGACCCTCCAACAGGATGCTCTATTACTCTCTGGAATGCCTATAGAGACCAAGTCAAGTCTGGAGTAGCAGATATTTTATGTGAGTTCCAAACGGAACTAACGGACGCTGCTGACCAAGTATTCAAACATCAAGATAATGAATCTTGGGTCGCGCAACAAGGACGATATAGTAGGAATATTGGCTGGACATATCAGGAATGTTCTGGTACTGGCAGCACAACAGTATGTTAATAAGGGAAACTAAGGAATAATGGTACTACCAGTAAAAAATACATGTACGCCAGCAAGCGTCTTCGGAGGGATTACTCAGACCCTATTCTTGGGCTGTAGTGTCGTATCGTTTGATGCAGGTGCAGGTTGGGGAGAACAGAAGTCTGAACTAACAGTTCAGCTAATTCAAGACCCTTGCGCAGGAAGTAAAGAGTATTATGACCGCTCCTTAAACCAACAGACGTGGACAGGTGCAGACCCAGGCTTTATTGGAGAAGAGAACAATATTATTGGTGCCCCAGTTTACTTTAGAGTGGGCGATTTTGAATTTAGTGGTCTAATCTCAGACTGGTCTAAGACAGATATTCGCTCTCTTAATACTGGCCTGCCTGTCAAATCTATGATTAATAACAATGCTTATGTTGTTAAGATAGAAGACCCCCGAGAGCTACTAGCCGCCACCCAGGTAGTTATCAATGAATATGCTGGCTTTACAACAGGCTTAGACAATATCGTTAATGCCTACGGTTTCATGGAAGCTCTCTCAGCTAATTGCGGTCCCCTTGCTCAGGGCGTAGACGGCACTATCTTTGGTTCACCAGCAGCAGGTTTCGGTGGGTCTGATGTTGACTCTAATGGTATGCCCTGGAATAACATTCGAGCGGGCGCAGAGGTTCTTCTAAGTGGTTCCAGTACTGTAGGTGCCCTTGGGGGAGTATTCTCTACAGGTTATATAGCATTCAAAGGAACATCTAATACAGGCTACTCAGGTGTCACTGGTCTTACCTCAGGTATGGGCCTATTAGACGAAAACGCCACCAATGAAGCCCACTATGTGGTAGACTTCTCAGAAGTACCAACTCTTCCAGCTCAGATTAGAATGAACGGGGTAGCCTCTTCTCTGCAAGAACTTATTTCTCAAGTAACTGGAATCTCCGGTCGCGATTATTATGTAGAGCTGGTGCCTGTTGATGCAACTGGTGCTAGTTGGACAAATACTGTGGTTGATAGTCAAAATATAGTCAAGATTATCAAAATTCGCACGTCAGACCGTGATGCTCAACCATTATTCGGTGCTATAGAAGAATTTATAACTATTACTGATGCTGTTGGTTCAGGAACCATTAAGAATCAAGTGGGTCGAGAGCTTCGCAATGAGAAGACCCAACAGTTAATTGTTGGTGGAGAGAAGCAGAATATATACGAAACTGAAAATGGGGTTGGTCCTGGTAATGAGGTTATTCTTCCGTATTTTGGATTAGACTCAGACGGAAATGTTATTGTCCCAACTAGAGATGCTAGTGGTAATTGGCAATTTGAAGCAGATATTACAAATTTAAACATTCAGCTTGCTGATTATGGTTTAGCTATGGGTGTTAGCTCAGTTACTATTACTGAAAGAGAGCTAAGAGCTGCTCTTGGGGGTATGGAAATATGGGTTGGTGCTTCGGCAATGAAGGTCGCTACAGATTTATATACTGCGTTTGGGTCTGATGGTTATGGTAAGGGTAAAATTAGACTAGACATGCTTCAGGTTTTAACTGGAATCCCTGTTGATGAAATTCAGGCTACTGATATAGTTAATCTTGGTGGGGCGCAGTTTAAAGCTGGTGATGTAGATGATGATAAGCTGAGATGGGCTTTACAAAAGGTTTTTGATTTTGTTCATAATTATGCTACCGAATTTTACGGCAAGAAGTTTCAAGTTCTAGTCCCTAATTCTTGTGGATATATAGCAACCAGTCAAGATGCTGCTTTTGTTGGATGGGGTGGGGAGATTCAAACTAGTGAGGAACCTAGTGATGGTGGTTGGACAGAACTGTCTACTGTAATAGGAATAACTAATCCTTCTGTTGCTGCTGATTATTTTCGCCATGAAGATGGTAGGTTTATGAATTTTGTGAGGTTTGATAGTGCAGATAAGACAGATTTTGCTTCTCTTAATCCTGACGAGTTCGTAGTAGATGCGGTCAATAAAGACTTGTGGGTCAAAGCTCAGATAGAAGCTGACTTTGTTTATACTAACAAATACACCCTTGCTTCTCCCCGAGCTATATTAACTATTTCTGGTAATGTTGACGACGTTGAGGACGAAGGAGAAGGAAAGTTAATAGATTGGGCTCCTGCTATCGAAAACTCAACAGAGGTAGCTAAGGCTGCTATGGCAGAAAGAGAGAAAGAAGCACTGAAAAAGGTTGGTGGACGAGGTGTATATGGGGAATATGGATATAAGTCAAAAATGCCTATTGCTGCGGCTGTTGGCATTAAGAGCAATGCTTTGAAATATGGTCCTTATGGTTCTTCTACTGTTGCAGGAAAAGCAAATGTAGTTCACGAAGAAGGTCTTGTCCCTTGGTCATACGGTAGCTACTCTGGTATGAATACTGCTGGTGGACTACTGTCCACAGAGGGTATTACCTCTATGCAGGTTGGAGAGAAGGGTAGTTTAAACATCCCTGGTTATCCAACTGTTCCGATTGGTGCTGAGCTTTTATCTGCAAGTGCTGCAAATGGATTCGCTGGAGCCGGTCCTTTTAATGGTGGTGGAAACAACCTATATGAGAACAGAACCCTTACTGTTACGGGTGGTTCTTATGGTCAGTATGTCAGTACTACTATTGGCTCATGGGACGGCACATACGGGCCTAATATTACAGGGGTAACCACTAGTGTGGGTGTTAGTGGGTTTACCACAACCTATACAATGAGAACTTATACCCCTAAGTTTGGCAGGTTCGCTAAGTATAATGCTGATAGACTAAAAGCAGCAGGGCAAAATCGGTTAAATGCTAGTAAAGAGATGAGAGCTTTTAATAGACAAAGAATAAAAGCTAGGAGTCAATCATCTCAAAATCTTGCTACGTTCAGAAAGAATAATTTTGGGATAAGGTTAAACCAAGATGGTGCAAAAGAATCATCAACCCCTCACGTAGTCTTGGTTGGTTCTTCAAACCCTTGGGGTACTGGAACAAACTTTAGAAGGTCTAATATAGCAGACGAATCAGCTAGAGAAATGGTAACAGAGTTCGCTAGGTATGATACAAAAGCCTTTATGTCTTGGGACGGACTGATTATGCCTGTCTCTATGGATGGTGATGGTGGTCTTCCTCAGTATGCTACTCCTGATGCTGGGTGTACCTCTGGTCATCCTCGTAGGGCTCAGCCACCAATGGATAAACAAGGTGCTGCTGGTGGAGCTTTGGACGAATACAATCCAACTATTGATATTGATTACTTGAACCCATTCACTAATCCTGCTGGTAAACAAAGAAGTCAGATTTCTACAAACAGGAGTGATACTACTGACCGTGGTCATCATATAGAGATTATTGGTCGTCAAGGTTCTGGTACTGGTGATGGTCCACCAGCGTCTAGTATGGTGATGCCCATTCAGGGATATGTAGATAACACAGACCAAGAGAGCGGGGACTATAAAGACGACTATAGAATGTTCGCTACTCGTGGGCCTATTCTAATGCAGGCGTGGGGCTATGACTTAGATGGCTTCCCTGTGCCAAATAAAGCAGACACTTATGCCAATGCAAGCACTGGAACTTTTACTTCTTCTAACTTAGAGTGTAAATTTCTTGATGACCACTTGAGACAACCTCAGACTTGGCCCGTAGCACCAATCGACTTACGTTACGATAGGGATAGGGCTGTTTGGGTATCTCCACCAGCCTATACATTGGTTCATGGTATATTGCAAGAAGACCTATGCCCTGGTGGCTCAGCACTATGTCATCTTACAGATAATACAACAAGATATGATTGTAGTGGAAATCCTTTTGATGCAGCCTTTTATGTAGACAATCTTATTGGTGTTACGGCCTGCTCTGGCGATACCATTATGGCTGACTATGATGCAGAAGATTGTAGCTACAATATCGTCAATCAACCTCAAAAAGGTATTACCTTTTATGATGGAACTGGTTGCCCAGCAACAACAGTTAATGAGTCTAGTTTAACAGCATACGACGTTAGACATATTGTTGTAGGAAAGGGTCTTGACCTTATTAACAATTTTGCTGTTGATACTGGGGTGGATGCTTGTTGTAGCCCATCAAGCATTGTTCTTAATGCTGGATTTACCCCTTCCACAGGAAGCGGTTGTTTAACAGGAACCTTATCTGCCACTCCTGGCCTAATGAATGCTATCGAATTTCATGGGGGTTTACATGTAGAAGATGGGGACAATGATTGTGAAATTAAAATTGGCGCAGGATTAAGCATTACTCAAAACAATACATGTATTAGCTCTGGAGATATTTCAGCCTCTAACTTAATAAGTAACATTGAGCTTGGAGCAGGATTAGTAGCAGACACTGGCTCAAATGCTTGTAGTATTGTAATGGGAATAGATGTTAATAGCGCCCCAATAGCTAGTGGTACTGGGGTTGCTTATGTCTTGGGTGTAGATACTGATGGTTGTTTAGTTAGAGTGCCAATCGTAGACTGTTCAGGAGCTTAATTATGCCAGCAGGAACACCCTGGATATATAATGATGATTCGGGAATCATAATGATAAATGAGGGTGTCTCATTTTGCCCAACCTGTCCCGCTTGTGAGGAGGGAGCGTCTGACGTAACTATTTGTGGCTGTGACTTTCCTGCTACTTTTGATGTAGAGGGTAGTGGGTTTTCTAATAGTAGCTGTAGTAGTTGTTCTATCTTTAATGTAAGAAAGCCCGTTACTTATACAGGAAGCGTAACGGATTGTGGAGGCACCGACTATCATATTTGGGCATCAGTAGATGATGTATATGGTTCTCCAGGGGATTGTTCTGGAGATTTTGATGATAGAAAGCTTTTTGTACTCATAGAACCTTCGGGTTGTGAAGCCTTCTTTAAGTTACGAGCTAGTACAGATGACCCTTGCGGAAGTTATGATGCTTCCGACCCTATCCGAGCAGACTCAGGTTTTTGGGTTAGTTTACCATCAGGGTGTTCAGGTTCTATTGACTTAGCTCCATTTGGTATAACATGGACAGGGGGACTACAATGCTCCCCAGGAACATGGATTGCTCATCCCTTTGGTACATAAAAAAGGGCAGTAGGACATAAGCCCTACCACCCTTAAACACTCTTGGAGATAGTGTGTTACTCTCTCTTCTTAGTTTCGTTGTTCCACTTGGTCCAACCGTTGTAAGGAAGCCATTCTCCCTCTTGGTCTTTCTTCTGTGGGAATAGTGTTCCACCAACCTTGTGAGAACCGAAGCCCAGGGCTCCACCACACTCACATTTTAGTTCGTAGAACTTGTTGCCTTCAACTTCTCGGACAGCGTAATGGAGCTTAGTATCCTTACCCTTACATCCGTCTCGTTGACAGCTATGGTTAAGGATTTCTTGCAACCCAGCCATCTCTTCAAACAACTCTTTTTGCCCTGCGGCCTCAAACTCAATAACTAGGTTTGGTTTCGCCTTGTAGTTTACCTTCATCTTACTCATAAAATTGTTCCCTATTTAGAACGCCAATCTTCGTTGTATCCCTCTACGTCTTCTGGGATACCAATACCGTCTTCACCCTGATAGCCATTTAGCTTGGCTAGTAAATCAAAGAAGTCGGTGTACTTAACCTCTCTAATATTATGTGCATAAGAGTACTCTTTGTTGACAAATTTATCAACATTTACGTTAAGTCTTTTACACACAACTCCCACACTGTTAACCTGAGCCACACTAACAAAACCATCAGCTTGAGGCGATGCCTCGGACTTGTCAGAATAGTCATGTTCAACAACCGCGCTGTTCTCCTCTGCAACAATGACTTTCGTCAATCTCATTGCTCTTCGTAACGCTCGTCCCTCTGCTCTAGTTTCGGCAGTAGCAACTGAGTGGTTACAATAAGGAGCCTCTGTGTTGCCCCAATAGACATCAGCAGCACCCATGACTGCCCTCTCTGGATTCATACCAGGGGGAACGCCATATCTGTTAATAAGAAGTTCTACTGTCACACTAGCATGACGTTGGTTCTCTACAGTAGGACACTGAAGAATCCTTGTCTCACTACTAATAATCTCACCAAACACACGCTCGCAAATACGCCTAAGCCCATCAGTTGTTGGGGCATTCCCCACCTTCTCATGGTCCTCAAGTTGGTCCAATACATATTGTGTCCAATTAGGATGAACAGGAGTCATCTTCTCCTCACCCTCAAGGTCGATGCTTTGAGCTTCTTCCTCTTCAACTGGTTCACATTGGTCCAAATCGAAATCATCCAAAACAGCGTCGTCTTTATTCTTCGTCATTCTCTTCACCTCCAATAATAATTAAACGATGTCCCCTAGCAGGGAACTTTTTCTTAATCTTCAGTACTTCTTCTAGTAAATTCTTCGCAACCTCTCTCTTATAGTGTTGAGATAAGGACTGCGTTTGCCTAAGTCTTATTAAGCAACAACCTTGAGCAAGTATCAAACCCGCCTTTTGGTTATCAGCCCGTCTATTACGGTCCAATGTCTCTTGTCCCCATATGGGTTTAAAGTGAGATGGGCCATCTACTTCAATAGCAGTATTAAGCTCAGGCAGGAAAAGGTCAACCTGTAGTCGCTGATTGACAACCATCCTCTCCTTATGAAATTCTACGACGATTCCTGCGTTTGTCAAGGTTTCGTAGATAAATTTTTCCAATTTAGACCCATCTTTTGAGGCTTGTCTCACGGCATCGCCCGCCGCCTGTCTCATTTCGGCCTTTTTCTCCTCTGAGAAGCTATTCCAGTGGTCTTTACCAATCTGAGAGCGATGTTCCTTCTCTGTTTCTGTTAATTGGTCCCATGTAGAGGCCATTTTCTCACTAATTCTCAACTTAGACTCCTCACTATGCCCCTTACCTTCGGTAGGATGAGCCCTACGTCCAGTTTTTAGAGCCAGGCTTTGTGCTTCTGCTAGTGTACGAGACTCAATACCCAACTTCTTGGCGTCCCGACTAACTTTCTTAGCGTAGGAATCTACGACTTCAGCTATTTGTGGGTAGCTCATCTCCCTATTTACGTAAAGTTCCCTCAACAGCTTCTCTTTCGCTGCATCACTAAGGTTTTTATAGTCCTTGGCTTTCTTCTGTAAGGAAATCGGCAACTTGCTCATAGTTAAACTCCTCTATTATCTTTGCGGGCCTCTGCCATAGCTTAGAAACGATGTCGTAGTGCGACTCACTCCTCACTATTAACTGCATGTCGTCCGCTTGGTATACTTTGGCTAAGTCTGAATAACTCAACCTGTTGTTAAAAGCCCACTCAGTACTCCACACATAGAAGAACTTCTTTTTGGGGCCAGGACACTTCAAAAGCGTCTTTGCTGATTTAATATCGGTGGCAATAGCTATCCCGCTAAAGGACCATGCCACATATTCGCTAAACATGGCAAAATGAGGAGAAATTAGCGACCTGTCATAGTTTCTGTAGAACAGACACATGCTGTAATTCGCCTTCTGAGCCATCAGTTCGTTCATCTGGGACGTTAAAGCTATAGATTGCTGCGATGCACCCAGTGCATCTATTAAGAAGCCTGCTCTTATCATTATTCAGTCAATTCCTTTAGTGTTTTTGTTACTTCTTTAGCCTCATCATCCCACCCTAGTAGGATAAATGCCTCTGATAACCTATGAAAGTAAGTATCCTTAGACACTGTCTCTTTATAGGCTTTTTTAGCAATTGAATCTCGCTTCTTGTCCTGAGAAAGAAGGTCTTCGACCTGTTCTTCTATCTTTTCAGGGTCAAGACTGTGTAAGCATGGATATAGGCCATTTTCAACATTGGAAAGACAAAATCCCTTTTGCATAGCTATGTCATGTAGCTGAAAACCCCCAATATCAATAACTATTTTAGAAGAAGCCATGAAATCCGCAGTTTCTTGTAGTGTTGTAGCCCCAACATACTGTAGTAAGGGTCTTTTGTGTCCAACGACGCGAAAACTGTAAGGTAGACCAGACAATATGCTTAATATGTCTGCTTCTTGACTCTGAGCCTCTTTATGACTAGCAAAATACAAGATGTCTGCTTGTTTTTTTCTGTCTCGTTTGCCCCCTCTAAACTTAGCATAATTTGCAGCGTTTTTAACCTGTAAATATGGAAGGGTACAATGTTTTATTATCATTTCTGGAATAGATTCAGGCAGGAGAAGAAGGTCTGGCTCCAAACTCGCTGGCGGCATACTACCGCAGACTACTGTCTTACAACTATACTCCTTCAGGGCTCCAGATAGGTTAGGGGTATTGGTTGCGTTCGAAACAATAAGGTCTGGATTAAGCTCAGCAAACATATCAAAGGCTGGTTTAACATTAGGGTTCCAGTCTACTACCCTAAAGTTCTTATTCTTAGCGTCTAAGGCAGCTAGGGTAGACATAATCCCATCTGCTGGTTGAGAATCTGAATAAATGGTTACTATAGTTCGCATATTTTTCTTGCTCTTTCTATATCTTTAGATGTGTCTATATCTGTGCTTACTGCATTTTTAGGGGTAAATGCCCTAAGGCTTCCACCTCTGTTTATTATCTCATTCAACACCTCAAAGCCATACCACTTGGAACAGTCTTGACTTGTTACTATTTCCTTCCAGAGTTTCAGCTCCTTGCCTGTTAAGAACATCATCTGACCCCATTTAAGAGGAAGGCCATACATCATATTGGTTACGAGATTGTTATGAACTACACAACCAACCTCATCCTTCTTCATCTGCCCAGAGGTGTCTATAGAGATAAGAGATTCTCCCATAAGAGGCAGTTTCAAAGCCTCCCCATTAAACGCCAAATCTCCATAGATGATGAGAACATTTTCTGTTTCTGCACGACTCATACCTAGAGAAATACTATATGCTACATTTGTATGTTCGTAGTAAGGATTTTCTATATGGTCTATTCCTTTAGGAAGGTTCTTTTTAACCTTAGTAGATTGAAATCCTGTTACAACAGTAACTTTATACTGAGTAAAAGCTTTCTTAATTCTATCTAGTTGGTGTTGAATAAGCGTTTTGTCACCAAGTTTTATAAGGGGCTTAGCTCCATACGACTTCATTCGTTGTCCCTGACCCGCAGCAGGTATAATAATACTATATTTTTGCTTGCTGGGTGATGAGATAGCAGCAACATTTCTCTTAGCCTTACCCATGCTTTTCTCTTACCTTTTGAATTTCTTCTGATGATGTAGGATTATATTTTGTTAAGATTAGAGGTTCTGGAATATGTCCTACTAGTGTAGTAGCACCAAGTTTCTTATAATAGTCATAAAAATATGTAGAGTTTAGCTCCTCGTCCCATTCTTGTAAAAGGTTATGTTGAGCGAACAAAGGAGTGTTAATAATACAAGTAGTATAGGATTCCTTTGAAAAAGGAGGGAATATTTGAGGAGTATCATTATGAGCCCTAATTATTCCGTCGCAATATACTGCTCCTATATATGGGTCTTCGATAAGAAGTTTTGCTATTTTTTCTATAGCGTCTTCTGTAGCTAGGTAGTCATGCTCTGAAAGAAAACCATAGAGAGCTTCTGCCTTATCCTCTTTGATATTTGCTTGGAAAAATTCTGCCGCACTACCTTCTCCAGAGGAAATAATCATTAGGTTTTCATAGGTTTGTTTTATCAACCCTGCTTTTGCTCTATGGACCAGTAGTATTACTGGAATGTCTTGTTTATCTGTTGTATGTTCAGTATTCCCTGACATGTTTGAGCCTCTTCCTCTATTATTTCTTCGAGCTTATCGAAGTTGTTTCCAAAGTATTTGTAAATAAGACCAGGGACTACGACCCCGTCAATAGGGTCTTTGTCATTCTTGATAATTGCAAAAGTAAACCACTCTCTGGTAATTCTATGGTTTAAATCAGAGAAGAAGTTTTCATCTACGTTACGACTAGCCTTAAAGGTAGCAAAGTAGGTGGTTAGTTTGAACTTTAAGATGCCTTCAACAGCCTTGCGTTCAACCCTACCGTCGACAGGATTTTCAATCTTCCACTCATCAAATCCCATAGCGTTAATCACCAAGAAAATGTCTTTAGGGTCTATCTTACAGCCATATTCTCTTACTATTCCAACAAAAATAGGTTTATGAGCTTGAGAGGCTAGGCTTTGTAGTGTCGTTTTAATATCTTGCATAGTAGTATCTTTTTGACAGACGACCATAGCAGAGAAATCTACTTTCATCTCTGCTTGGGCATGGCCTATCAACTTTTTAGTACTTATGTCAGTACCCTGTTTCTTTGCCCACTCAATAGGGCGTTTCATAGTACATTTTCTGTCTAGAATGACATTAAACTCACCCTCTTCATTCCAACATTCTACAACGTCAAGACCTGCGTTTTCAGCAGAGCTTAGCATGTGAGCCTCACACCTATTAGACTCACTAATAAAGACGCATCCTTGACATACAGTGTCTTTAGTTTCTTTAGTTTTACTCATTTGATGGTCCTGGTCTCTGAGCTTCAATGAAGTACATATCCCCATCGAACCTAGTCTTCTTGATAACAAAATCTTTTTGTAGTAAAATAGCCTTAGTTGTTCCTAAGTCTGAGATAGACTGCCCTCCTGAGAACAAAAGAAGGTTTATTTCATCAATATCATATTTGCCATTGGCGATACCTAGCCCAAAAGAGATAATGTCTAATCCAGAGATACAAACAGTGCCTTCATACCTTACTTTTTTGAGGACTTTTTCGAATAGTTCGTTGCGAACTGGAGCTGGGCAGTAGTCAAGGGTTTGACTTAACCTAATTAGTTCGCAGCTACCATCTTCAACAATATCTATTTCGTCTGGATGAACAGGTACTACGTCAGGCTCTTTAGTAGCAGGTTGTTCCTTAGTTATTTGAATCTTCATCTTATATAAACCTCTTCACTTTTTTGTCTTAGTTTTTTGTCCCATAACTTAGCATTAGTTTCGATATTAAAGTTTTCAAGGGCTACTTTTCTAGCAGCTTTTCCCATATTTTTCCAATCAACGGACAGGATATGGTTTAGTGACACATCAAAATCCTCAAGTGTCTTGACTAAGATAGCAAAGTCATCAGTAAAGACACCCTCTGTAGCTTCAGTCTTATTAGAAATAATGGCACACCCAGACATCATAGCAACTAAGGCACTATAAGGAACACCGCCCTGAGTTGAGAGGTTGATAAAAACCTTGGTCTTTTTGAGCTTACTTACTAAGTCTTCATTAGAAATCTGTTCTGATAAACCAGGACTGTCTCCCCAAACCTCAACATTGTAATCTAATCCTTCAATAAACCTTACTGCTTGATAGTCACTAGGAATAAAGTTGCCATGAATCAACACATCAATATCGCGTTCTTCTTCTGATTCACCTGAATCTTCAATACCATAACGAATAATTTCACCGTCTGCCTTATAAGAATTTTTGACAACAGAGTGAGAAAAGACCGTGTCTTCTGTAATCTCGGTTGGTATGTTTGTTGCAGAAAGGAAGTGTTCAACTCTTAGGGCTGGTACATGTAATATCGCACTCATTTTTCTAGCGTTATTGAACTGAGATTCTTCATGGTTATATAGAATTAAATCCCAGCACATATCCTGTTCTACTTGAGAGATATTGTCAGGTAAGTATCTTAGGTTTGGATTTCTATCGCAGTTAGAGATAAAGGAGTTTTCCGCACCGTAGATATTATGACCCGTCTTTACTAGAACGTCTTCAAACCGCCCATCAAAGAAGAAACATAGTATGTTGAGCTTATCTCTTTTGTTTAATGTTCTGTGTAGTATATTACTGACTGGAGTCGTACTCATCAATGACCCTTTCTATATTTTTTCCAACAGATTCATAAGTTAGGGCCTTAGCCATTTCCATTCCTGCTTTAATCTTATCTGTTCTGTCTGAGGTATAAGCCTCTCTCATAGCCTTGCCTAGAGCGAGTATATCAATATCATACCACGTTTCACGACTTGTGTATATTCCTTTTAGGGGATAATCCCTAGAAACAAGAGGAACTTCTTTCGATGGAACAACCCATCCTGTTTCATCATTAATAAAGGCTGTCATCCCTGTATTGTCTGTAACAATAGGAGTGTTGCCGTACACCATAGCCCTAGCAGCAGGTCTACAGAAAGCCTCTCCTCTAGAAGGCATAACAAAACAGTTGCACGACGTATGTAGCTGTACCATTTCTTTCTCTGTCAGCCTATCTGTAATAAGATATTCAGACTTGTAAAGATTTTTATCTTCGTAGATGCGTAGTTTGTTTTTTATACCCTGTATCTCTTTTTGCATATGCTGGCTTAGAGTACGAGAATCCATGCCACTTTTATTTAGTTTAAGGATAAGGTTCACAGGTTCGCTACGGTAGAACTCAAGATGGAAAGCTGTAATTAAAGCCTCCAAGTTCTTTCTATCAATACTCTCTCCAATAAAGTAGAAGTTAAAAGTGTCCTTTGGTATTCCCTCAAGGTCGCCCTCATCTTCAACAGTGCTGTCTAGGGGACCACCTACGTTCCAACAAGGTGTATTGATTTCTCTGTCAACAGTTGTTTTCTCTGCATCAGAGGCAACTATTATGCCGTCCATGATAGACATAGGTCTATACCAAAAGGTTTTATCAAGATTGTTTGTCTCTAAGAACAAAAACGCCAGAGTAGGAACCTCTGTTTTCTCATAGTAGTTAGGAAGAACATTTTCGATAACCATATCATACTTATCAAAAGAACGACCTTCCATTTCTATTAGTTTTGGGTCTATAGCTTCTTGCTTAAAGAAACCTCTGTCCATATATATAGGGCGAATAGCAATATTATGCTTAGTAGTTTCCATAGCTAGGGCAAAATCTTGAGAAGCCTTACCCCAACCATCACCCTGTCGATAGGGCGCTATAAATAAAATATTCTTACTCATTTGCAGCCTCGATAAAATCTTCCTTTAGAACGGTAACCATTCCCATCCTAGCTTTTTCAGCTAGGGCTTTTAACTTAGCCTTAGCTTTAGCTGCATTGAATAGGTCTTGTCTAGTAATGTTAACATATTCTTCTCCGACCTTTCTAATTCCATAATGAAGACTTCTATAGGCTTCCATAGAATAATGTCCATTAATTAGGTCTGGTCTTCCTAAAACATCTAGGATTAACCATTCTACAAAATCTTCGTTGTTCCAGTTTTCATGTTGAGGAGGAATGCTTTCGGCTGGTTCGTGGATACTAACCTTAGTATCCCACTTGCCTTGGTTTCCGGTTAGCTCAATAGAGTCGAAATGGTTTTCCCATATCTTAGCTGTAACGTCCCAGTCGTAGAATTTTTCTGCTGTTTGCCTTGCTTGGAAATTAAACTTAGCCCTCGCAGGAAGAGGCTTTATAAAGAAGTTAAACAAAGAGTCAACAAGATAATCATTGTCAGGGTATACTCTATAAGCTCCTGTCTCTAATTCTAAGAATTTAGTCTTAGGGGGTACAACAAAGCCTCCTGACTTAACCCCAATCTCTGTCATGGCGCTATAGCCAACGGTAAAGATAGGAACTCCACAAGCAATAGCTTCTACCTGAGGCATACCAAAACCCTCACAGATAGAGTATTGAACATATGCGTCAAATAGGTTGTAGACATCAGCTAGTTGCTTTCTTGTTAAGCCCTTGGCTGAGTTAGGTAGCATAGCTGAGGTATGACTGCACTTCTTGCATACTGTTCTAGCATCTTGGAAGAAGGAAGAGAAATAATACCCGCAGTTTCCACATAGATATGTAAAGAGAGCCTTATGGCTTAATCCATACCTAGCTAATAGCTGTGGTATTTCCCATCCGCTATCAGGATATGAAGTATGAACATATAAGTAGCTTTTTTTAGCTAAGTCTTCACGACCTTCTTTGATGCACTTTTCTATATAGTTTGCAAAGGCTTCAAATAATTCTGGGTATAGTTTACGTTTTTGGTTACGCATAACCGTACCTACTATATTAAGGTCTCCACTCAACCCCATACTATCTCTATGGACATTCTTATCTTTAGTAGGGGTAAAAACATTGAGGTCAACACCAGGAGATGCTACTCCACATGTTTCAATCTTACCTCCACCTTCGTCCTCTAGAACTTCCTTTCCCCAATCAGAATAGGTGAATACACTATCTGCTTGAATAAAGGTTTCTAGCCATGATTCGTTTTGGGGAGAAGAATCTACAGTAGGCATTATACTCCAATGAAAATACTCCCTCAAAGGGGAGTCATTCTCAAAGGCAAGCATCCAGTAGTCTCGTATGTCAAAGACAATATCTGGCTTAAAGTCTAGCACAACCCTCTCAAACCTCCAAGAACCAAAGGAACAATCTCCTCTAGCTTTCATTTGTTCGTATCTAGGGTCATCTTTATGAACAGCATTAGCATAGATTTTCCAAGGACAAATAGCCTTGTTGTCTCTTGCTTGTTCTATGGTTGTAAAACTAGAAAACTCAGCTATCTCATACTTATCAGTATTATACAGTCTGGTTAGAACTTCTAATCCGTAGTTGCCATATCCAGTATGAAGATGACCACCTTCATTAACCATCAATATACGTTTCTTAGTTTTCGTTGGCATCTTGTATCTTCTTTATTGCTAGTTTGAATAGTTTGTTTGCCCAACCTCGTGTATAACCTCCAAGCTCTTTACCTATCTCTTCGAAGGTATATCCCTGGTGACGCATATCCACTACTATGCATTCAGATTTTGAAAGGGAACTTGGTATGGCTTCGGCAACACTGTCTGTAAACAACTCTTGGGTTCGTTCAGAATGAACGCATTGAAGTCTATATTGGGCATCTGGGTTATTCATCAAGGTGTTATATTTAACGCTCTTATTGATATAACGAATAATTTCCCATCTAATGTAGTCCCATGCGATTGTTGATAGTTTAGCCAGCTTCGGGTCATGTTTGCGAATTGCTTTCCATAACCCTATCCTACCCAACTGAATATACTCTTCGTACTCAGTTGCGTTAGGAGGTCTCAGGGATTTAACAATAGAGACGACAAGGCCCATGTTCTCATGGACCAAGTCGTCAACTTGTTGTGGACTATAGCGACATTCCATTAGAACGGGATGTCGTCTCCATCTGTATCGGATGGTCCAGCGTTAGCAGGAACAGGTTCCGAAGTTGCTGAGGAGTTGACATAGGTGCCATCCTCATTCTTAGGAGCCCGATACAACTTATCGAAGCGCTCTACGCGAACCTTAGTTCGAGAATGCTTCTTTTCTGGGTTGTCCTTATCAGGCCATGATTCGGTCTTAAGCGAACCGTGAACAAGGATGGGGTCACCCTTTTTCACATACTTAGCGATGGTCTCCGCACCAGTATCCCATGCTTCACATGCGATGAAAGTTACGTCCTTATCCTTAGTGCCATCCTGCTTTTTAAAGAATCGAGAGACTGCAATCGAAAAGTTTACCACTGTGGTTGTACGTCCGTTTGCTGTTACTTCACGCGATTCTGGGTCTCTTGCGAGATTACCTTTTAGAACTACGATATTCATTAGTTCTGTTCCTCCAAAAAATTGTTATTGTCAAAAAACACACTTCATAGTAGCATTATAGCCACCACCGACCCATTTGTCAAGGTCGTTTCACTAAATTTGCCAAACTTTATTAACTATAAAACTATCCTTTTCCTTACCTCGTTCGCCTCCAAGCATAACGGTGTTGCCTATGAACAGCTTCACCCTACTTTGAGTCCACTCGTCAGGAAATAGGACACAAGAATCCAAAGCACCATAACTATCTGAAACAGAAAGAAAGGCCATCTTCTGACCAGGGTTCTTCCCCTTCTTAGTTGTAATCTCTTTCACCTCGTCCACTTTTACAGCCATCATTATACCGTTTTTGCGGCTAGTACCACTGTTAAAATCTTTACATGTCGTGTTAGCAGCGCTCGTTTCGCACGAGTCTACCACAGTGCATGTGATGGAAATTCCCATTAGTGATTCTTCAACAGAGGCTATCCACTCAGGCGTATCCTCTAGGCTAGATGGTGGCTTATCGACTATTGCCTTGATACCAACCACCTTCTTATACCTATTCTTATTGGATATACCACCTTTTCTCCCAACAGGGGAGTCCAACAGTATTTGTAATAGTTCAGAGCAACTTATATCACTCTGACTATCATCTATATACTTCTCTTTGAGCCACTTCTGCTCCCTATCAGAGACAGCAGAGAATTGCTCGAACTCAAACCACATTCGTTGACGTGACACGTTCATCCATCGTAAAGCCCCAACCTTAATCATGGCTTCGACAGCGGTCTTGCTAATGTTTTGGGACAGGAACAGTAAGAAGTCTGACCAACACCAATCCTCGATTGGCCTACCCAGTTCTTCTTCTGCCTGAACTATTTTCTTCGTCATTCGTGTGATTGCAGACTCACCCACACCCTTAATATCAACCAAACCAAAGAATACTTTGCGGTCAAATAGGGCGAAGTGAGCATTCTGCTTACGCAAGTCAGGAGGATATACGTCTACATCCATAGTCCTTGCATTATTAACTAACTCTCTAACCTCATCATGCGGTTTAATCTTTTCCTTTGCATAATAAAGATAGGAGGTAAAAAAGGCACGCCGGAAGTGTGCCTTGGTATAAGCCGATAGGTATGCATTGTAAGCATAACTAACGGAGTGAGATTTATTGAATGAATATCTCTGAGATTTACGAATCCACTCAAAAATTTCTTTAGCTACATCGTTAGGAACAACACCAGTGAACTTACAGCCCTCCATAAAGGTATGTTCAACCTTATTCATCATGTCAGCCTTCTTTTTACCGATAGCCTTACGTAGAACGTCAGCTTCTTGCAGAGAGAAACCCGCTAGGTCTCTCGCTATTTGCATAGCTTGTTCTTGGTAAATCATTTCACCAAAGGTAGAACGCAGGCTTGGTTCCAAAGAGGGGTGAAAATACGTCACCGCTTCTTCATCATTCTTTCTGTCGATGTAGTGTTGAGTAACCGACTTACCATCACGCATAGCTTCTAAACAGTTGTGTACTACCACATTCCCAGCTATAAAGTTGTGGTTTGGACCTTCAACAGAAATATCGTAGACATCTGTCTCGTCTACTACTTCATAGTCTACTAGTTCAACCCACTTAATATCTGGGTACTGAGGCAAGAAGTACTTTTCCCTTGCTTTTCGAGCTTCTTCTGGAGTTATCTTATGCTCCGTATAAAGCCTGTGATGGTTAGGACACATAAAGCATAGATTGTCAGCCTCATTATTTGTATGCCTATCTCCTTCGAGATGGTTAACATCTAACGAACCTTGTTTCCAATCGCAAAACACACAGTGGTATTCGTAGTTTTGAAAGCACACTTCTCTAAAGTACTTACTGCCATCAGAGACTCTTTCCTTGCCATTTCTTTTCAGAACAGCGAATCTATCTCCTTGTTTAAGCTCTCCTAGCTCCTTCCATCCGTCTGGAGTCAAGAGCTTATGGTCTATTGTACATCTTAGATTATAGTAGTCATCGCCTCTGTCACACCTAAGGTTTTTCCTAGTGCCTATGCGGTAGATTTCCTTAACTCCATTATAGAATACTTTATTTACTTTATTCTCAAAGAACTCACCAGTGTCTTCATCAACTGAAATAATGGTGTCGTACTTATCTTGATTAGCATACAATTCTTCTATATTTACTCTTTTGTAATTTCTACCACCGTTAGCTCTATTATAGACCTTGTGTATAATCTGTGTCCCTTTTGCGATACAACCTGGACGCATGATGGCGACAAGGGCCGATAGGTGGTCAATATTCCTAGGTTTTAACTTCTTAGCCAGCATTTGGCCCAACCTAGACTCTAATTGGAAGACACCTTTAGTATTCCCAGACCCAATCAAGTCCCATGTAGCTTCACAGTACATAGGGATGCTTTCGAGACTAGGATTGAAGATAATCTTCAAATCATCTCCGCTGCCAGTGCAGGGAAATTCACAATCACAGTAGTTAAACTTGAACTTTTCCACTTTTCGGACCTAACTTTCCTTGGGTAAGTAGTTTGTCAGTCAGCCATCGTTGTGTCTGTAGACACTTAATTAGTATCTGGCCCTCATCGTACACATCCTTAAGGGCATCGTGAGCCTTCTCAGCGCTAACGCCAAAGTAGGGTCTCATTACATCCATAGTATACTTCTGAGGATTTTCTTGGTTCTCAAACCACCAGAACATCATAGGGAGTAAGTCAATGTGGTCTCTAGGTGACCAAATCTTGATTGTCCCATCCTTTTCAACGTCACCATACTTCTCGGCCATTCTCTGAGTGATAACATCATCGAACTTGAGAATGTTATACCCAGCCCTAATAGGGGCCGTGAACTTAGACTGACGAGATTGCTTTAGGTGATACTTTGATAGCCACTGAGTGAAACTACGCCATACCGACTCTTGTGAAGGAGCCGCCTTCCATCTTGCAATAACCTCATCAGTTGAACACTTAGAAATTCTAGAGTGCCACTCGATGGTGCTTTTATTTCGGTCGAAATAGTCATCATCATCAATATCTAGAGGTCTCATATCTGAGTTAAACTCAGCACCTTTAATAAACTCTAGTTTACGTGGGTTGATAACTACAGCACCGAGTTGGACTGGGTTACAGGTCTCAGGTTTAGGTGAGTCTGTCTCCCAGTCATAGACTACGATGTTTTTGAAATTCATTAGTCACAACTCCCGCAACCTTCATCGCAGTCTTCATCACAGTCCTCTTCAGAACTACCATAGTCAAAGGTTAGGTCTGACTTTTCAGGAGTTTCCTCTGGGGTTTTTTCTAACCCAAATGGGTCTTCAAGCTCAATCTGCCCTTGCTCAAATACCTGCTCCATTTCTGGGGCTTCATCTACTTGTGGTAGTTCGCTATCGACGCTAACTAGAGTTGAATCATCTACAAAGAAATCTTCATTTCCTGTGCTAACTTCAGTAGCGTTCTTCTTTGGTGCCCAGAGCAATCCGTGTGGACTAACCTTCTTTAGTAGTCTACCGTTATACTCAAAGATTTCTCCTTCGCTTAGGTCTTTAAACTTCAGTTCTCTTTTAACCATTTCTAATTTCTCCAAAATAAAGTTACACTGTTTGTATTTCGCCAGTACCCAGTATGTCCTGAATACCCATAATCTTATCCAAGTAGGCAATGCCAAGCACATCAAATTTGATTAAGCCTAACGCCTCAAGGTCATTCATTTCAAGTCCCGCAATCATGTTGCGTTCCTTGCTTTTTGTATCCAGTACCATCGGACAGATGTTACTTAGAGCCTCTGGTGCAATAACCACACCAGCAGCGTGCTTAGACTGAGCTACCTTAGTACCCTCTAGCCTCATAGCCTGTTCAAACCGCTGTGCGAATGGACCCTCAAGGTTACCCTCGTCATCCATCGTCACCCAGTCAGCAAAATCCTTCGCTCTGTTCTCCAATGCCCACTGAATGATAGAGGTACTACCAGTAGCATCCTTCATCGCCTGAAGCTCACTGGAAATCTTAGCCTCCTCAGGCATGTTCTTGGTCATCTCGTTCATCATCTCGAACGGGACGCCACCGTGAGCCCTCAGCACAGCCTTCAATGCCCCACTACCCTTCATTGTCTGATAGGTAATCATCTGAGAGACCTTGTCTTCGCCATACTTTTCCTTAAAGCGACTAATAACAGCCGCCCTCTTGGTGATTGGCACGTCCATATCAACATCAGGAATAGATACGTGGTCAGCAGTATTACGACCAGCATTGTAGAACCTCTCAAACCACAACTCGTGTGGAATAGGGTCAATCTGAGTAATTCCGATTAGGTATGAGACTAGGCAGCCCGCAGCAGAGCCACGCCCTGGTCCTAACATCCACCCCTTATTAGTACAATACTCTAAAATATCTTGAACAATCAGGAAGTACGCAGATAGTTGAGCATCCACGAATACCTTAAGTTCTTTGTCTGCCTGAGCCCCGTATAAGGCTGTGTCTAACCCCTTTTCCAACACCTTCTTCCTGAAGCCATCCCTACACATCTGTCTTAGGTGGTCATCAGCACTAATGCCACCAGGACATTCAAACTGAGGGAAAATAGGAGGGCCAACAATCTGATAGTCATCAACAGTACTAGTCAGAGCCATTGTATTATCTAACTCTTCCTCAGTATGCCCGTATGAAAGCATCTCTTCGTATGAAGGGATGTGATAATTCTCAGACTTGAAGAAACAACCCATAGTTTGATTCTTATCGTTGTAACACTCAGTTAGAGTCTTTCTCAAGTTGGTGCAGAGAAGAATCCTCTGGTCGATTGCGTCTTCTAACCTAGCATAGTGGGCGTCAGGAGTAGCAATGCAGGGGATACCTGTGTCCTTACTAATTGTTCGCACGCAGTCTGCTACCACCTTCTGTAGGGGATTGCTTACGTGGTCCATTAGTTGAACCTCTAGGTAAAAATTGTCCTTACCGAAACAGTCTCGCATCCATTCGGCTAGCTTAGCTGTTTGCTTACGCCAGTTGTCATGGGGCTTACCATCAACCAGGATAGAGGAGGCAATATGGGAACCCAGGTGACCACTGAAGCCAATAAGGTTACCAGAATACTCCGTTATCTGGTCTAGGGACAGTCTGGGCTTATGATAGAAGTGTTCCGAGGAATTAGAACTACTAGTTAGGTGAATTAACTTGTTCCAACCAGCCTTATTCTTAGCTAGGACTGGTAGATGCAGTAGCTTTTGGTTCTCTGGAACTTGAATAGTAGCATGTTCACTACAAACATATAGTTCACACCCAAGAATAGATTTCTTAGGGCGCTCATGGCCCCTTAGAGCATTAGAGAAGGCCACACTACCACTGATATTACCGTGGTCTGTGATAGCACACGCCTCAACACCTAACTCGTCAAGTCTCTCAGCTACCTTCTCTGGTTTTGAAAGGCCATCAAGTAGCGAGTAGTGCGTATGACAGTGTAAAGGAACGTAGTTCTTATTTTTGCCAAGGCTTTTTGAGTTGTGGTTCGTCATATCTTCTAACCCTTACTTTTAATCCTATCTTTTTTGAATACTCAATCATCTGTTTGGTTCCGCGACTCTTACCGTCCCAGAACGCCACCACTGCATCGGCATAGTCAGCCATTTCTATGTTTCTCATGGGGCCTGCTGCCTTGCCGTGATTCTTCCAGTCAGGCTTGAACTCTGTAACAGTGATACCATTCTCTTTAGCCCATTTAGAACCAAGAGTATCAGCACCTCTTGCAAGACCACACACAACCTCAGTTATTACGTTATTAGTATTGTAATAACCCATTGTCTCACAGAGATATGAGTAGTTATTAAACTCTCTACCTCCGACAATCGCTACTTTCATTTTTCTTCCTTTGTCTTTGGATATTATAGAGCCGAAGGCGATTTTGTCAAGGTCGCTCGCGGAAAATTCTAATCTTTTTTCTCCTCCTCGACCTCGCCTGGTGCCTTATAAAAGGCAACCTCGTGTCCATCGGCGGTCATATTTTTAATTACTGATTCCATACCCTTGTGTCTTAGTGCATAGTCGGTCTGCTCACACTTAGACATCACCTGTCCAGCCTTTGTAACGTGACCATCCTGCCTTTGAATAAGAGGTTTGATGTCACCACCCTCCTTGTTGGCAGTCCCCTCAAACGTACTCTTACCTTGACCACAGAACTTACTACACTTCCAAGAGACTTTCTTTTGAGGCATCTCATTGGTCTTAATCTCCTCAAATCTCTTCTGTAGCATCTTCTCTGTTTCTTTTAATTCCTCAGGTTCGAAGCACACCGTGAACGGTCCACCATCATTAATGAAGTAGATGGTCACTAGTATCTGCTCAATCTCAGGCCACATCTTATGCGCAGCATAGTGATAGATACGTAGCTGAGGGTCTTTACACAGAGCAGCATAATCCTTCTCTTTGCCGGTCGCCCAGTTAAGCCTACGCCCTGTCTTCCAGTCAAGGATTTCTAACGTAGTATCGTCCACCCTATTAACTTGGTCAATGGTTCCCTTCAAAGCAAGGAAGCCCTCTACCTCATCCAACTTATAGTAAGCCCAAGGTTCCTCAATCTCAAAGTCAAAGCGGGCCTCAGCCTCAACAATATCTTTGTTACGAGGGTCAAACTCACCATCATTCAGAGCGAGTGCTTTTTGCACCCACTTGTGAACGTCACGGTAGTCCTTAGGAGCCCACTTGTGTGGAGTCCTCGTCTTATAGTATTCAAAGACCACGTTGGTAATCTCATCAACCTGTTCTTCGTCAAGGATGGTGTCCTCATGAACAGTCCAGGTATGAGTACCAATGTCAGTCTCCGTAATTGATGTTAGTCCACCCTGATGGGCAATCTTAGCATTAGCTATTATTTCAAGTACCTTGTGGACAATAGTTCCCTTGTCTGCTGCAAGACCTGACTTACCTCTATGCCCTAAGACATATTCAATCATGTACTGCATAGGACACATGTCCCAGCCATTGTAACTACTGCTTCTAAAATACGTTATAGGCATTCCCATATAAATTTACTCTTTAATGTTAGTCTCTAACCCGTCAAGCTTTGGTAGTGGGAAACCCCACTTCGTAAGTTGGTCATAGATAGCTCCGTTTTGTTCACCCAGGCTCATATTTTGATTATCAATTACGGCGTCAAACCCTTTGTAGCCGTCCAATGCTGTCTCACTAGGATGTGGGTCTACATCTGTTGTGAATCGTGTCAATCTAATTACTTTCCCACCAGCCTCTTGTACCGCCTCTACTTCATTAGGGAAACGACAGTCACAAATTGCTGCCATTTCAGAACCTTCCTTAAGGATTCGCTTCACTGTACCTTTGGACCATACATCACCATACATCTTACGCATGACATCTGTTCCGACAAACTGCATAACCTCACGGGCTGTCATAAATCCAGGGGTATGATAGGTCATCCCTAGACTATCTAGAGTTTTCTTTCCGTCAATTGTACCCCACACGTCTGTTGTGGCGACTCCAGGCATATCCTCCCACTTCAAGTGGGTAGGAGTATTCTTCTGTTCATCAGTACCGTAGCACTGTTCATGGGTCAAGCCAAGCAGCTCAATACACAGAGACTCCTTAAGGAGGTCAGCAAAGCTGTATATCTTATACCAGGGATGAATCTCCGTATCAATAAAGTCCCTGACTGTCTGCACTGTGCTTTCATAGGCGAAAACACCCTCCCATTGAGCGTCACCGTACAAATCTCGGATAAGCAACTGCCCCTTCTTGGTCATCTCAATACCATGAGTCAAACCAAGGTCTATCATTTTCATACCCAGTAAGAAGTTCCCAGAGGTGTTCTTTCCACTCTGTTTCTTACCAGAAAACGCTACTATATTAGCCATTTACCTTCTCCATATTCTTAATCATTGTGCTAAAGGGCATGTAAGAAGCCTGATACTGTGCGCCCTTAAGCAATTGTACCATCTCCATCCCTATGTCTGGGTCTTGTGCGTGAACAATAATATTGCGAACCTGGGGTTCGTTTTCAACTATCCACCGTGCTATTTCTGTACCACCACACGTTTCACCCTCTAAGAACAAAATATTCCAGACTTCTTCTTTCTGAATATTATTAATACAGACCTCAGCAGTTGATACTATCTTTGCAGACGGCACTTTGTTTCTAAAGTCTTTCTGTCTTTTCTTGTTATCGTCTAGGAATAGGATATTCATACGTAAAATCTCTCAATCTGTGGTAATAAGTCTTTCTTGACCTGTTCTGGTGTCATATCTCCGATGTCCGCACCGGAAATATCTAGTACTTCTACATTATACAAGTTAGACAACTCTTCTATAATAGGCTCAGCACCTAAAGAACCAGCGTCGTCATTGTCAAGGGCCAATAAGATATTCATTGCCCCGCATCTATTTAGGGAGTCTAGTTGACCGTCATTCAAGGCTATTCCAAACAATCCCAGACTATTATGGATGCCTGCTTCTTCAAGTCTCCACACATTACCAGGGCTTTCTACTAGTACAGCACACTTAGTCTCTAGGATATGCCTTTTGGCATACCAGTAATTATACAGCCACTCCTCTGCCGCAAACTGATAACTATGCTTCCACTTGGAATACCTACGAACCTCATCGGGTAGAGGGCATGGTCTGTTAGGGTCATGGAAACCCCCACAGTCACCACACTTCTCAAATATACTGCGCCCAGTGCAGCCAACCATAAACTTATGGTCGTCATCGTAAATCGGTGTTACACACCTCTTATACATTGGCTTCTTAGGATTGTTGCAGAAGGAAACATCATACTTATCGAGGATTTTCTTTGAATAGTTTCGGTCGATGTAGTATGTTGGCTCAACTATAAACTTCCTTACTGTAGCCCTGGGTATCTTATTTTTAATATTTTGTTTCTTGGCGTAGAATCTATTAGTATGGTCGCCGGAGCGGGACTTTTCAACCTTGCTCAGGTCAACAGAGAACTTGTCTAGGTCACTACCGAGAAAGCCTGTGATGAACTTGATAGTGTCGTGAAAACTATACATTTCGTCACCAGGAGACTCCCAGTTCAACTCTCTGTTGGACAGGACACCTCGTATAAACCCTACTATAGTAGGCTTAAATCGTTCGTGACAGGAATGTGAGCGACACTTCCAGTTGCCCACCATACTGTTACCCTCATAGAACAAGTTAAGGGCATTGTCTCTATCACCACCGTGAACTGGACAACACCCTACATACTTCCTCTTCTCTCGTCTGAGAGTAACGCCCAATACATCAAACAACTCATCTATTCGCTCGACAAGTTCTTCACCCATCGCTGCCATTTTCTCCTGCCCGACATGATTATAATTAGTCGAATGGGATGTCTTCTCCATCTTCGCCATCTACATAACCCTCGTTTTCTTCTTTACGCTCAAGTTCAGTCTCAAATTTAGTTTTACCTTCTATGATTCTAGCGTTCTCACCAGTCATAGCACAGTTAATATAGTTTAAAAAATCCATTCCCTGACCATGACGACAGACAATAGGTTTTAGTTTTCGATTACCGTTTTCAATACCGTCTTCTTGTATCTCATCATTAGTCTTCATCTTGAATAGCGTGAAGTTAGAGCATAGCCAGATGATTCTGTCTGAACCAGCAGCAGCACTCGTGTCTTCCTTCTCCATACCAACACGGTTTGTTTGCATGAATGTCAAGAATGGTACTTGATAGCGGTGTGCAAAGTTATGCAAGCTAGTCATCATAAACCCAAGCATTTGGTACTCTTGCATCTCTTGAGAGATACCTGACGAGTCCATTAGCTTTAGGTAGTCATAAATAATAACACAGGGTTTGGCTGTGCCATCAGGATGTAGTCCAACAGTTTTCTTTAACCATCGCCTAATGATAGATAGTTGGTCTTCAAAAGGCTTGCCAGCAATAGACATGTAATCATAGGGAACCTTGGCAATTTCTTCACCTGCGTTTCTAACACGCATTCTAGATTCAGGGTCTTGTCCAAACTGCCCGCTTTCAATACTGTTAATGGTACAGCCAGACACCATTGCGGCCAATCTGTTCTGGTGGTCTTCTTCTGTCATTTCAGTGTCAAGATTAAGAACAGGAACCCCACTCTTTGCTATGGCATAGCCCATATTATCAGAGAGTAGTGTCTTACCTGTCTTAGGTCGAGCAGCAATAACATTAATAGTTGCAGGTCTAAGTCCACCACCAATAGCATTATCAAAGGCTGGAAAACCAGTAGCAATACCAATCTGTTCAACGGGGTTATCAGCTAGGTGTTTGAGGTGGTCCATGATACTGGCACCAATTCTCTTGGGGCCATTCTCACTATCCTTCATCATAGATGAGAAATCAATCTCAGCCTTACCAATGATGGAAAGTACGCTCTCGTCACCTGTTACGTCTAATAGTTCTTCCTTGGCGAGGTCTAGCTGTCCTCTGACTACTCTAGCTACCTCTAATTTTCTACACTTAGCAGCAAACCTTCTCACTGAGTCAAGCTGAACTGGCATGTTCATAATACCAGATAGGTGCTTAGCCTCTTCTGACCTGTCAAAGTGGGCTCCAATACTTAAGTCTTGAGCCGCAGACAAAACCATAGGAACGTCAACATAGTCGTGTGACTGGTCCTTAAATATTTGCTCCATGCATCGCCAAATCATCCTATTGCTATCAATAGTAAAGGTACTAGGTTGAATCATATCTGCTACATCCAACCAAGCATCGTCACCAAACTTACATACTCCAGAAAGGATAGCTCTTTCTGCTGGGGCGTTTGATAGTATCGCCATTCATTAACCTCTTCTTCCGCCTCTTGCTTCTTGAGAAGCGCAATCATTACATTTATAAATTGGACCCTCGTCTGGGTCGTTATAAACCTCGTTAGGGGTCACATCAAATATCCAGTTACAAATCACACATGTCGCTTCAACATAGGGGTTGTTGTTGCTTCCCATTCTAGGGGTTGGTCTGTTGTTTCCGCTTAGTTTTTGGTCTAGCTCAGAGTCTTGCTTGAACTGGTCATCATAACCAAAGTCTTCAAACTTATTGTGTCTCTGACCTGACGTATCAATAGCCTCACGCTTAGTAAAGGTCTTCCTTTTTTGTTGACCTTGACCCCTACGCTGAACTCCATTGTTAGCGTTAGGAT